CATGCGCCATGCACACGGCAAGCCAGGGCAAGACGCCCTGCCGTCGGTTGACCGAACGCGTCAGTGCTCCACACCAGGCCCTTTCGGGTAAGCCACTCCGAGTTCGGGTAGCATGTATACAAACGGTAAGGCGTAGAGTAGTTTACCGCGACTGAAGCCACCAACATAGGAGCCCACTTCCATGGGTTTATCCTAATCAGGCGAACAGCTGGACCATGAACCGAAGCCCTCATCCAGCATGTGTACTAAACTTACTCGGAACTAAATCCTGCAGGAAAATCCTGCCAGCCGAACCACGCGCCTAGGTTGACAAAGCAACCCCCAATGCACACATTCCTTAGTCTCTAGAAGAGTGGGGCTTTTTAACGAAAAAGTCTAAAAACGGGCGATTACAGGGTCCGCCAGAACCATGGCTCACGAAAGAGGGGGTGCGTCAATGCAAACAATTCCCCAATGGCGACACGACATCACCACCGTTGCTCTCAAGCCCCACACTCACGTGCGGGGCTTGGACAGGGCCCTAACTGAAACAAGGGAGCCCCCGTCACTGAGGTCATCGCGCAACTTTGAACGTCCGCGCAAAACCTCAAGCTCCTGTCGAGCCGCAATAAGTTCCCTATTCGCATCAAAGCTTTCAGGTCCCTCGGGTTCGAAGTGCTTCTCCTCCAATGAGAGTGAAGCAGATGGGGCAGGCATACACATTTTCACTTGACAGCGAATTTGGTCCAGGAGATAAGCCTGTGCATCATCTTGCGCCTTCCAATACTTAGCCCAGCGGCGCTTAGACTGGGACAAAGTCAACATATTTCCGTTCATAGGCGACACCCACACATCGCCGAAAGCTCCAGCATTGGTCCAACCCGATTGGGTGGGAGTGTACGTCGCACCAGAAGCGAACACGTTAATGATAGTAGCATGGGCACTGTTAGTACCAACGCCTCCGTTGGGGGCGTAACCAAAGAAAGACCCATCAGGGCCCGCACTGGTCGCCCACAACTGTTTCCCAACACAACCGCCAGAGTAGGTGGGAACAACAACACCAAATGTGTTGGCAACAGACGCACACCCTTGATACACCACAAGCCAATAGCCGGCGGTGACAAACGATGGAAAAGTCAGCGCAGTCGCACTCAAGGACGTACCTAAAGTGGACGTTGCTGTCAACGCTCGCGTCGTGCCGAAAATGTTGCCGCTGGTCATATTTGAAATCTGCCAGTGGTCAGCTAAAACGGCACCGTTAGCGATGTCAATGTCAATTGGTAATTCAAGCTCGATCTCATAGGATATCCAGAGCTGCCCGATTTGCACAGTATTGTCAAGCTGCCCAGAATTGAGCACATCAATGATACAGTGATCAAACAGCTGCTGAGACGTCACAGCAGGGATCGGTCCCGTGCGAACTTCAAGCACGTTCACCGGGCACATTTTTGGGTCACACTCTATGGCCATGAGCAGGTTTGTCATTGGATTCCCGCTGACGGCAAACTCAGAGTTACAAGCCTCCTGAATGGAGACAGGCGGTGGCGCAGTCACCTCATACCGCGCCGAAAGAACAACAGGACCGTTCACGTTCGCACCACCGTACGAGTTAACAAGGGACACAAACTCGACGACGGCACCACGCACCCGGTACCTCTGATACAAGCTAGCCATACCAGACATCCAAGGGAAAGTTTGGGGCAACCCAGGGTTGACGGGATAGGACGTAACTTGCAGACCGTTTGAGGACTGAATATTTGCTATCATCTCTTTATGACGGATGACAGCTGGGAGGGAACCAGTTCTTCCAACTGAGCCACTATTGATATATGGCACGTCCCCCCCAATTAAAGTGTTCCGGCTCGGCATTGTGTTAGACCGATAATCACCGAAACCAAAAAGATTTGAAACGAAGTCTTTAGCCTTAGATCCCAGCCATTTGATTCCCTTGCCGGCCAGGGCGGCACCAGCATTCGCGACGTCACCAACAAAATCACCTTTGCCAGTGAGCATCTTCATCTGCGTCCGGTTTTTTGGTAGCACATAATCACCGAACCCAGAACCACGAGGTTTACCCTTCTTCAGCAGCTTCGCGGCCTTCTTCCGCTCTTTGCGAGCAGCTTTCTCGACCGCAGTAAGCACTGCTTTGACTTTCTTCGTTGCCTTGGCATCCGACATCTTTTAAAGGGGCTGTACATTTGAACGTACCCCTCCCGCTGTCGAGTTCCCGCCCTAAGGCGCCCTCGACGGCGGCCATGTGCGCAATAATTTCACCTGGCAACTTGTCCAAAAGAAGAGCATCACGGTAAGCTTTAGTATTTGCCACACCAGCACGCTTGTCAGCGTCATAAATGCGGTGAAAGAGCCCGTCAAAAAGCTTCCAATAACCAACGGGCTCAGAGCAATCAGCAACAAAGCGGTTTCGCTGAGCTAAAATGCGAGAAATGCGCATAGCTGGATTTCGCAGCGCCTTTATATCAGGGTACATAGCACTCGCGAGCGCCTTTGAGTGACGCCCCTCATAGGGATAGGGGAGTAGATTCGCCCCCTTCTGAACAACAATATGCGACAAAAAATCAAGAACGTCGCCGGACCTAGGTTCCACATGGTCCGTTGTCAGAGTCACTCCGCACTCGCTTAAAACACGTGCCATTGCTGGATAGTTAAAGAGGTGAATCACGGAACTGTCAACAGTAACCGTGATATTGTCACCATAAACGGCCAATGAAACAAGCCGCTTAAACTCCCAAAAAGAATACGTGGGCATAAGCACACGCCAGCAATAAAAAACCATAATTGTAGTGGACACTGTATTGTCAATTGTCGTGTCCATCTTCCCCGAATAGTTTCCGCAAGCATCACCAAGGTAATATGTGGCGCCATCTTGACCAACCAACAAACCATGGGTGGCGCTAAACCACAACTTCCTAAACCGCTCCATGTCACGTGCGCTGCACTTAAGCCGACGCGCACGCAACTCAAAAATTCCAGAAGCGAGCTGGAGACTAAAAATGGCGTCCATTCGTTTGACGTCAATGCTCCAACCGTTTCGAAACTCGCCTGTAACAAGATCAGGTACCAACAAAACTCTATTGGCAAACTTAGCCCAATCCCCATAGTACAACTTCACACCGACTTCAGAGTAGTAAGGACCACCATAGCCGGCATAAAAAGATTGATTAAATTCATGGCAAAACTGACCCAAAGCCAGCAAAAACATAACCATGGCCCCATTAATCTCACGCAAATCGTTATCGATGA